AAATTAAAGCTAAAAGATGGTGAATCTGTAGAAGTAAAACCTTTTTACAGTGCAGCTATTATTCCTGAAGTTCAGGAACAAGCTTTTACATGGCTTCGTAACAACGGTCTAGGCGATATTATCAAAAATGATATCACTGTTACCTTTGGTCGTGGCGAAGATAACAAGGCAGCACAATATGCTGTCCTTGCACGAGGTCAGGGTTTTGAACCTGTTCAGAAAGTTGGAGTTCATGCCCAGACACTCAAAGCAGTGGTCAGAGAGCGTATCGAATCTGGACTTGATATGCCCTCTGATCTATTTAAAACGTTTGCAGGTAACCAAACAAAAATAACAAGGAGATAATAGAAAATGGAAACGCGAAACGAGAAACAAGTAGCGATAAAGAAAGATGCTCCATTGCCTTCATCAATATTGTTTGAAAGCGATGCGCATGCAGGTTTTGAGAATGTAAAGAATACTAGTGTTGCTTTACCTATCTTAAAATTATTACAGAATGGATCAGCAGAAGGACAAAAGCGAAATCAAGCTTATGTAGAAGGTGCTGAACCAGGAATGTTACTAAATACAGTAACAAAGAAAGTTTATGATGGTTCAAAAGGAATAGAAGTTATTCCATGTCATTATAAATTGGAGTTTCAAGAATGGTCAGATTTTGGAACTGGATCAGGAAGACCTGAACAGATTTATCCAGATACATCTGATATTTTGACTAAAACAACTAAAGATCAAATGGGTAAGGATAGATTACCAAATGGTAATTACATTCTTACGGTTGGTCAACATTTTGTTTTAATAGTAGATAAAGGTTCTACTGAAACTGCTCTTATATCTATGAGTTCATCTCAGGGTAAAGTTAGTAGAAAGTGGAATGCAATGATGATGTCAATAACTATGGATGGTAAAAATGGTCCATATACACCACCATCATTTAGTCACATATACAAATTAAATACCGTTTTAAATTCCGGTAAAGGAAATCAATGGTATGGATACAACATTACAAAAGTTGGTCCTGTAAGTGATGCAGCTATCTATGAAAGAGCAAAACAGTTCTATCAAAGTTTAGCAACTAATAAGTAAATACTAAATGGGGTGATAGAAATATCACCCCAATACATTGAGAGTGGATATGTTAGAAAGATTTAAGAATATATTTTCTGGTCTTGAAACTTCTTACGGTCAAACAAAAATGACTGGAGAGATAAGAGATGACGGAAAGAATGAAGCAGAGTCAATAACAGTACATAAGCCAGTAACAGATGCGTTATGGCAAAAACATTTAAATGGTGAATTTCCAGCATTAGGAATTGTACCTATTAGACAAGATAGTAGATGTAAGTGGGGATGTTTAGATGTTGATGTTTATGATTTAGATCATAAAGAATTAGTTACAAAAATAAAAAATAAAAATTTACCATTAATAGTTTTTAAATCAAAGTCGGGAGGTGCACATATATTTTTATTTGTAAAAGAATTTGTTCCAGCATCTTTAGTTAGAGAAAAATTAAAAACAATGGCAGCAATGTTAGGTCATGCTGGTAAAGAATTATTTCCAAAACAAGATTATATACTTGCAGATAAAAACCAAGTTGGTAGTTGGTTAAATGTTCCTTATCATGGTGGTGACGAATCTGTAAGACGTGCACTAGATGATAATGCAGAATTATTAACTTTGGAAGAATTTTTTAAATTGTATGATAAAAAAGTTTTATCTGAAAAAGATTTAATACAATGGAAAGAACCTATAACAACAGAAAATGAAGATTTATTTGAAGCTCCGCCTTGTTTAGTTACGTTATTATCCGACAAAGTTCCACAAGGAAAAAGAAATGATACTATGTTTAATGTTGGTGTTTATTTAAGAAAAAGATTTCCAGATTCATGGAAAACTAAATTACATAGTTATAATTCAAAATACATGAATCCACCAATAGATGATAATAATCTTGAAAATACAGTCATTAAATCTTTGTTAAATAAAGAATATCGTTATAAATGTAAACAAGAGCCTATTAGAAGTTTTTGTGAATCAAAGATTTGTGTAAAAAGAAAATTTGGAGTTGGAGAAAATGTTCCAACGCCTGAAATAGAAAGAATAGAAAAATATCCATCACATCCAACAATTTATATTGTTTATCTTGATGGTAAACCAGTTGAAGTAGATAGAGGAACACTTCATGAATTTGATAAATTTTCTATGGAAGTAATGGACCAATTAAATCAAGTGTTAATGCCAATAGGTAAGATGATTTGGAAAAAACTTTTACATAAAATTATGTCCAATAAAGATACATTTAAAATATTAGAAGTTCCACAAGCAGCAAGACTTGATTATCAATTAAAAGAATTACTTGGAGATTTCTTAAATAGAGCAACAGGTAAAGTTATGGAAGATGTTAAGAGGGGTATTCCATATACAGAAAATGGACATAGTTACTTTAAATATCAAAGTTTTAATAATTTCTTAAAAAGAAGTAAGTCTTGGGATTTACCAAAAGCAAAAACACAAAAAATGTTGGAAGATATTTTTAAAGCAAAAGAAGAAGTTTTAAAATTAGATAAAAAGTCAATGAGAATATGGAAAATTGAAACAGTAAATGTTGATAAACCAATTATTACAGAGAATACAATGAAGGAGCCAGCGTTTAAATGAAAAGAATAATAGTTCCAGGACCTCCGGGAACAGGAAAGACATATCATTTAATTAATAACTATTTAAAGAAAGAGATTGAAGAATATAAAACATCTTCTGATAAGATTGCTTATTTAACATTTAGTAATGCTGCAACAAATGAAGCAAAGAAAAGAATATTATCTGCATTTCCAACTATAAAAAATTTTCCATATATATGCACTATGCATTCTTTAGGAACAAAACAATTAAACATAGATACTAATACACAATTACTTAAAGATGAAAAATGGAATGCGTTTAAAAACTTTTCACAAATATGTAAAGATTTATCTTTTAGTTCAGAGTTTGATCCTTATACGGAAACAACAACATATAAAAATGATCACATGAAAATTATTGAATATGCAAGATGTAAAAAACTATCTATCATGGATGCTGCAATAGAATTAGATAAACATTATAGTGTAGACACATGGTTAACAGAACAGATTGATGCCGATTTAAAATCATATAAAAAACAAACCGGAATGATTGAATATTCCGATATGATTAAACAGTTCATTGAGAAAGATAAATGCCCTCCACTCAGCGTTGTCTTTTTGGATGAAGCACAAGATCTGAATCCTCTGCAATGGGAAATGTTCAATTACATTGAATCAAGATGTGATAGATCATACGTTGCAGGGGATGACGATCAAACGATCTATACGTTTCAAGGTGCTAATCCTAATATATTTATTAATTTAAAAGGTGAAGTGGATGCAAGAATTGAATCAAGAAGATGTCCGCGTGTTATTCATAGAAAAGCATTAGATATATTACAGCATGTAGAAAATAGAATGATTAAAAGTTGGCTTCCTAGAGATGCGGAAGGACAAATTTTTGAAGATCAAACATTGGACAATATTAATTTTAGTAAAGGTGAATGGATGATTATTGCAAGAACTAATCAAATGTTAAATCCAATTAAAGCTCATTTAACATCATTAAACTTAAGATTTGATAGTAGGTCAAATACAGTTTTATCTAATGAATTGTTAGAGGCCTACCAAGTTTGGCATAGATTGAATCAAGGAGCAACTGTTGGCGCTGAAGAAGCAAAATCAGTTTATAAAGTTTTAAATTGGAACATGGGACATGTTGAATATGGATTTTCTAGTGGCAAGTCATTAGATGCAGTAGATCTTGTTGATATAGATGACCTGATGCTAAATCATGGTCTCAAGGTGACAGGAAGTTGGGAGCAATTAAATTTTAAAGAAGATACAAAATTATACATTAAATCATTATTAAATAGCGGGGATGATTTATTTAAACCTGCAAGAATTAAAGTATCCACAATACATGGTGTAAAAGGTGAAGAGTGCGAAAATGTAGTCTTATATACAGGAATGGAAAAGATTATACATGATGCAGCATTAAGAAATCCTGATCCAGAACATAGATTGTTTTTTGTGGGTGTAACAAGGGCAAAAGAAAATCTTTATATCATGCAACCAGATATAGATGATTATTATAACTATATACCAGGAGATCCAATACTATGAACAAGGCGTTTTTTAGACAAGTAGGAGGTTCACATTACAAAAAATATAAAATCCAACCTTCTAGATTTATAAATGAAAATAAGATACTGTTTGCAGAAGGTAATGCAATTAAATATATTTGCAGACATCAAGACAAAGGTGGAAAGCAAGATTTATTAAAAGCAATTCATTACATACAAATGATTGTAGAAAGAGATTACAATCAATGAGAGGTAGAAAGATTGCAGTGTTTGATTTAGGATTAATAACAGTAATATGTGTTTATTTTTTTTTAATAATGGTATTAGCGTAAATGTTTGAAGCTCAGAAAGAATGGATCTGTCCAGAAAATTATCCTGATTTAAAAGGATATAAATATATTGCAATAGATTTAGAAACTAAAGATCCTGATCTTAAATCAAGAGGATCTGGTGCAATTATTGGTAATGGTAACATTGTTGGTATTGCTGTAGCCGTTGAAGGATGGTCAGCATATTATCCAATTGCTCATGAAGGTGGTGGTAATTTAGATAAAGATAAAGTTTTAAGTTGGATCAAACAAGTTTGTGCAAATGATAATGTAAAAATATTTCACAATGCAATGTATGACGTGTGCTGGCTTCGAGCAGCGGGAGTCCAAATCAACGGACATATTGTAGATACAATGGTGATGTCATCATTAATTGATGAAAATAGATTAGCATATACATTAAATAGTATTTCATTTGAATATCTTGGAGAAGTTAAAGATGAAAAAGCTTTAACAGAAGCAGCACAGTCCTGGGGAATAGATCCTAAATCTGAAATGTATAAACTTCCTGCTATGTATGTAGGTAATTATGCAGAAAAAGATGCAAAATTAACATTAGAATTATTTAAAGTTTTATCACGAGAAATACAAAAACAAAGTTTACAAAATATATTTGATATAGAAACACAATTATTTCCGTGTTTAACTGATATGAAATTTAAAGGAGTCCGAGTTGATGTAGAGAAAGCAAGACTCCTGAAACAAAAATTAACATCACAAGAGCAAGAAATATTATTAAAAGTAAAACAAGAAACAGGGATAGAGCCCCAGATTTGGGCAGCAAGATCCATTGCAACAGTTTTTGACAAACTTGGCCTACATTATGAAAGAACTGAAAAATCATCTGCACCATCCTTCACTAAAAATTTTTTACAAGAACATAAACACCCTATAGTTCAAATGATTGCTAAAGCAAGAGAAATAAATAAAGCACATACAACTTTTATAGACACAATTTTAAAATTTACTCATAAAGGAAGAATACATGCTGACATAAATCCAATTAGATCAGATCAGGGTGGCACTGTGACAGGTAGATTTAGTTATGCTAATCCTAATCTCCAGCAAATTCCGGCGAGAAACAAGGAACTAGGACCTATGATTAGATCATTATTTTTGCCAGAGATAGATCATAAATGGGGATGTTTTGACTATTCACAACAAGAACCAAGACTTGTTGTGCATTATGCAGCTACAACTGAACCGATTTGTTTTGATGAATCAGTTACAAAAATAGTAGAAAAATTTAAAAATAACTCTGTGGACTTCCATAAAACTGTTGCGGATATGGCAGGAATATCAAGAGATCAAGCTAAAACAATTAATCTTGGATTATTTTATGGAATGGGTAAAGCAAAATTACAAGCTGAACTTGGATTAAATACAAAAGAAGAAGCAGAAGTATTGTTTAATCAATATCATAATAACGTTCCATTTGTAAAAGAATTAATGAATAAGACATCTCAATTTGCACAAACATCAGGATCAATTGGAACATTACTAGGTCGTCGTTGTAGATTTAATAAATGGGAACCAGCAACATTTGGTATGCATACTGCAATGTCATTTGAAGAAGCGGAGCGAACTTATGGACGTGGTAGAATTAGAAGAGCAATGACATACAAAGCTTTAAATAAATTAATACAAGGCTCAGCAGCTGATATGACTAAGAAAGCAATGTTGGATTTATATAAAGAAGGAATTATTCCACATATACAAATACATGATGAATTAGATATTTCTGTTAAAGACGACAATCATGCAAAAAAGATTGTTGAAATAATGGAAGGTGCCGTTACTTTGGCAATCCCCAACAAAGTAGATTATGAAAGCGGTGAAACATGGGGAGATATTTATGATTGATTATGGCATATTTAAATGCGAATATTCCACCAATTTATTGTAAAATAAGGAGAGAATATTTATATGACTTACGAGAACATAAAGGAGAAACTGAAGACTGCGTGG